TATCTTTTAAAAGCTCAGGATCTCCATTCCAGCCATTATAACCTGCTTCTTTTACAACTCTTACAGACATTCCATACGAGGCTGGACTTGTTAGCGTTGTGCTTGGTAAAGCGTTGGTGTTACTAAAGTTGACATAAAGATTATTTGTAGTAGTAGCATCACTTGTCCAAAATCTAGCTCTCTGAGTCAACTCTCTAAAGTCTGTAGCAGAAGATGCTGCTTGCCTCCATCCACCAGGCTTAACGTTCATTCCATTAGCGTTTGTGTTTGGCGAAGGTGGGTTATCCCATAATGTCGTGCTTTTAAAAAGATTAGAAGTACCTCCACCAGCACCTATAATGCCATTCCACTGTGCAGTTGTTGGTATTGTAAATCCTATAGGCGCTAGACCTCTAGAATCCATTACAGCGTATTTGTTGTATAAAACACCATATGTTACTTCATTTCCTATATACTCATCATAATAACAAAAAGCACCGTACTCTCCAGTGTCAGCAGCTTGCCATGAGGCTAGAGTCTGGGCTTCAACTACAGGATCACCGTTTCTATATCTAGTTACAGCTAGATTAGAGTCGCTAACCTCAAACACACCTACTGGCACAGTATCTGGGTCAGCAGCGTTTGTCATTGTGGAAGGATATGTATCAGTCTCTGGTGTATAATTATTTATAAGCGGTGCCCTTAAGTTTAAATACTCAGGCGGAAATATTGGTGCAAACTTGGCTACAGAAATTTGGTCTTCGTTAAAGTAATAAGTAGAAGGTTGTTCTACATTTATTTTTCTAGGTTGATTTCTATTGTCTGTCCAAAACAGCAAGTTTTCAACTAAATTAACGCCAAGCACTGGGTTTAATGTTGAAAAGTTCAACCAATATCCTTCAACTTTTACGTTCGTAGTATCAAGTATAGAGTTATACACTAGTATTTGGCACAAGGCTGTGCTTGGTGCTAATGCAACACCGCTCCAGTCTGTTTTAAAATAATACACAAGAGAATTAGCGTCATCAACAAAGTAACCTATTATTTCACCAGCATCATCATGTTCTGTAGACGTAACTTTTATATTACCTAATATAGATTCTAAAGCCCCTACATCGCTTGCTTCTGATCTAGAAACAGCTATATTTAAAGCGTCTCTGTATTCGTTATTTGGTATAAGTCTCTCGTCTAAATCTTTATTCATTTTAGACTTAATGAAACTATTTTTAGCCTCTGCCATGTATTATGATTTTATCCATTTAGATTTACCTCGCATTACTTGAACTATTTCGTCAAGCTTTATATTAGATAATCTTATTTTAGCATTTCTTAATTTAGAACTTTTTTCTCTTCTTAATCTTTGAACTATATACTCAGGTTGGTTTATTCTAGTAGATATAAGAGCATGTAATATATAAGCATACATTGCATCTTCAGCCATTTTAGGTATTCTACTATCTAAATCAAAAGCTAGTCCATCTGAGATGTACTCTAGCACTATTAGTTTACCAACCAAGTTACTTGAAAAAGAAATCTTACCTTCTCTCTCATTCATATTAAACCACCCGTTTATTTGAGAATACTGGGGATCGCTTCCATACATTCTTCCATAACCAGACCCAATAGTACTGCCTAAATCGCCCCAATTGTAAGCCCACATATCATTTGTAAACTCATTAGTAAAGTTTCCGTCAATAAAATCAGTATTAGCGTTATGCCATCTTTCTTGAGTTATAGAAGTTCCTTCTATATCGTTACCCCATTGATCCTGTGTTGGTGTACCTGCAGAGTCTTGAGCTTGAGTATAATAAGGGCTAGTTGTTAAGTTATTAGCTGGATACATAGGTCTTTTAACTCCTAGTTCGTCTATCCATGATATACTGACGTAATTAACATAATCTTGAGGTAATATTAATGTAAGTTCGTTAGGTATAGTTAGTTCAGCTTTTTTTATACTTTTTAAAGTATCATAACTAAACTCTTGCATTGCTCTTTTAGTATGGAATATTACATCTGTTCTCTTAGCGTTTGGAATTAACTTGCCTTGTCCTATGTACCCTACTAAAAAATTACTAACAATGTCGTTTAGTTTAATGTATTGGTATCCTCCATAGTTATCTTCTACTGTTTGCCCATATGCTTTTTCAGACTCTGTGTTAGCGTATTTACCACCACTTAACGTTGTTAATTGAACAACTATAAAAGCGTTTGCTAAAGGAGAAACTGTTAAAGATATAGTCTTACCATTAGTAACTACTATTTCCGTAACCCACTGACTCCAAGTACCAGCTAGACCGCTTTGACTTGTGTAAACCTTAAAGTTGTTTAAACCATAATCAGGATCACTAGGATTCCAGCTAGTAGAGCTTCCTAATATTAAATCTGTATCAAAGTCTGTTGTAAATTTTTGATTAGGTGCTACTACTCCAGCTCCCCTAAAGTCTTGCGTTCCTTGATAATACTGTTGAGAATTTTCAGTTATTGATCCGTTATTAGTAGGTTGTATAGCCATTGTATATTAGTTTCTTTCGTTTTGTGCTTCTTGAGCAATTTCACTAGCAGCAGCTTGAACTATACTTGGATCTTTTATCACAACACCAGCGTAAAGCAAGATTTGCAAAACAACATTTGTTTGCTCTGTAATATCTAATTCAAAATCAACTGAAGTAGATGGATTCCATATATATGTGTAATCAGGTGATGATGATGTAAAGTTCCAAACAACGTCCGCTGGTTTCTTAACGTAAGTAGCTTGTACGTTAGAATTTATTGATTGAGGATATATAGTTATTTTATTATTTTCGTATAAGTAAACTGGAAAATAACTTGAAGGTTTAGTTATTGTAGACAAGTTTAATTGAGCTAATTCGTTTCTTTGAACAACTTCAACTTCCTTATCATCATTATAAATAACAGTACCTAGCTTGTAGAAATCCAAAGGATATAACGTTATAACTATATTTACACCTACAGCTAGAGCTCCCGCTGTTAAATTAAAGTTACCGCCTGTTATGTTGTAGGTAGTATACACAACACCGTCAACAGTTACGACCACTTGGCTTTGCTCGACTTGAGCCTGAGTTATAGTTGTTAAAGGATATGATATATTGTTTAATATTCCTGTTAAATTTTGAGTTCCAGTAGCTGTTCCTGAAGATGTTGGAGTTGTAAAAAAGCCTGGTTGTGTAGTAGTTGGCGCTGTATATGCGCAAGTGCCTATGGTTTTAAAAACGTCAAGTTTTTCTTGTACGCTTTTGTATCTGTTACCATATTCGCTTTCATTCTGCGGCACTCGTAGTTGTTGGTTTATAGTTTCAAAGTAAGTGTCAACTATATCAAGCTGCACTTGAGTAGCTAGTTTGTTAAATTCATTAGGTGTAAGATAACCTCTTTGCTCCTTATTTATTATTAACAAGACTGTTTTATAAACTTGATCTACGTTTATTGCCATTTTAATTTGTTTATTATAATATGGGCCCGAGTGAACGAGCCCTATATTAGTATTACATGTTATTTAAACTTTTTCTCGATAGACTTGTATATTTCTACTCCTTCATCAGTCTTCAGGAAAGCAGCAAATGCTGCGTATGGATTTTCATCAAATGGTACAGTCATTAATTTTCTTCCATTACTAGCCCAAGTAAACACGCGTTGATCTTGTGATAACTTTACTATTCTAGCTTCAGTGGCTTTTATACCAAAATTTCTTAATTGTACATTTTCATCGTTTGCTAACTCCATAAATAATTGTGGATTTGATTTAGCGAACATTAGTAAATCTCTTTTTATTTCTTTAGAACTTAACTTGTTTATGCTAGTTCCTATTTCCACTCTCAATACAGCTTCAGCTTGGTCTATCTCCATGTCTCGAGCTGCTAAAAGCGCTTGTATTTCCCACTCCATCCATTGTAGTTCATTAACAGCATTTTCTTGTGGTTTTAATTCTTTAAACCTATGCTCTGATAATGGGTGGTATAAAGATAACATTTTTTGTAAGTTTTGTTTTTCTTTTGGAACAGCTAAAACACCGTCTCTAAAAGTTATATGACCCATCGTTGATTCTCCTTTGTGTTCATCTACAAAGACAGATGCTTGGTTTGTTGCGTACTTAAGTTCTCTTTGAGATCCTCTTGATTCATCAAACCACAATAATGGATGTTTTTTTGTATGCTTACTAGGTATCGTATAAGTCAATGGTGACTCGTTACCTGTTAGATAGTAATTTCTATCTTTTATTTCCCACTCAGTAGGTTTAGTTTGTTTTTTTGTTGACATAATATAATATAATTAAATAATTTTATAAGGGTAATTGTTACCCCCGTAATTACAACGAGGGTAAGAATTACATTTGTTGAATCTTAGATTCCTTTGAACAATACGAAGTTGTTCGCAGCTTGAGTTACTAAACATCTTTCTGATAAGAAGTTTACTTCCATTGCATCTAAAGATGAAGTAAAAGCACCTCCTACAGAACCAGTTAACCAAGACTTCATACGTCTGTCATCAGCTTGTGAAGCTCTATAACGCACGTGTAAGAATGGTCTTCTAATGTTTGTTCCTAAGATTTGATCATATACCGTAGAAGTTCCAGCTGGTACTAATACACCTTCAATAGATGCAGGTCCAGCAATAGCTCCACGAGTAGAAGCATCGTTTAAGTATTTCCAGTCAGTCTTGTAGAAGTCGTAAGAACCTCTTCTGAATCCAGAGAAACCTAAATTTAATGCCATTTCTTCAGAATTTTCAAATAATCCAAAAGCAGTACCTCCAGCGAATCCACCTGAGATAGAAGCAAGCATATCATCAAAATCAAGAGCAGTAGATCTGTTCAAGAATAACATGTTTTCTTCGATAGCACCTTGAGTATCTAAGTTTTTAAGTATCGCATCAAAAGCATCTAATCCAGCAGCAGCTGTAAATCCAGTTTGAACATTACCTCTCTGACTAATAGCAGAAAATAAACCTTGAGAACCACCACTTTGGTTAGTTAATGCAGCAGGTCCACCAGCACTTAATTCTCCTTCAACCATTGCCATTTCTAAGTAATCTTCAAAACGTAAACGAGTTTCAGATTCAGCTTTTAAATACCATAAGTATCCTCCAGTTCCATCTTCAGTAGCAACTTCTACCCAACCGATCTGAGCAGTGTCAGAACCGTTTACAGTATAAGTACTTCTAATAATTATTGGAGAATTTGAAAATTGAGTAAAGCTAGGATCTACAGTAACCATAGGGTTAGCATTAGCAGCATAAGTATTTGCTCCTACAGCTGCATTTGCAGTTGAAGTTCCTTTCTGAAAATCAGAACCGTAAACAAATATCTTTTTTCCAGCACCGTCAGCAATACCAGCAGCAGCTAAAGTAGCAAAACCGTAAGGCTCTACAACTAACTGTCCTGGGTTACCTCCTCCACCTGCTAAGCGAGTGTCAGAAGTTCTAACGAAACATTTTGCTTCGCCACCGAATTGATCCATTACAACTATTGTTGCGCCTGGAGAAATTACGTTAACGATAGGCACAGCAGCGGCAGCAGCTGTAACAGGTATAGTAATTGTTCCTGCTCCTGAAGCAGAAGTACAATTATTATATGCTATGTGTAATCTATTTTGCTCAGACCAAATTACTTGATCAGATGTCATTGGCATTTCAGCGCCAACCATTCTTAAAAATCCTGATAACGTTCTGTTACCATATCTTTCTACCTCTGCTTCGTAAAGCTCTGGTAGGTATTGTTGTGAGAAATCGTTTTGACCACCTGTAAAATTTAAGTAGTTGTTTGCCAACGTTTGTTGTTGTTGACTTGGTACGATTGAACCAAATTGTGGAGCAATTGCCATAATTTTAATTTTTAATTAGTTAAACTTTTTAGTTTTAATTTTTAGTTTTGACGAGTCTAACCCACTAATTGCTTTAACTTTTAATCCATTTATAAACACATTTCCGTCGGCAACTCGCCTAGGTTCGTCTTTAGATGGGTTTTTAGAACCACTGATTATGCTTTTTACACCGTCAGCTTTTCCTTGTTCGTAAAAATGATTAGCAAGTTTATCTGCGTTCATAGCAGCATACATCGCTTTATGGTAACCTGCAGCGTCTGTCATTAATCCTTCTTCGTTTGTATACTTACCTACGAAGTTTTGTACATCAGCTTGTAGTTCACCTACTTTAACCGGGTCTTTAATTCCATATCTAAACCTTTTTTCACCAAGATTAAACTCAAAACCTTTGAATTCATTGTTGAATAGTTTTTTAGTTCTGTCCCTAAAATCACCGTGCACTTGTGTAGCAACTTCTTGTTGCTGCCTATATTGGTCGTAAAAGCTAATAGCCTCTTGTTGTTCTTGAGTAACGCCCGGTCTCAACTTGATCTCGTCGTAATATTTACTCTTAGAACTCTCAAGAAATTGTTTTGCATTTGCAACCTCTTCCTTAAACGCAAGTTTTTTCTTACGTATTTCTCTTGGCTCATCTACATCTTCGTCAAAATCAAAATTGTCTTCCATTAAAAAGCTAATCTCTTCTTGATCTAAATGTGGCTTTGCCTTTGTATAATATTCTCTTAAAACATCTTTAGAGCTGTAGTCACTGTAGTCTTTGTTTAAAGCCACATAGTCTTGCACAGTTCCACCAGTTTCTTCCATAAATGAAACTAGTTTTTCAATATTTTCTGGTAAAGGTTTGCCTAAGATTTTTTCATCTCTTTTAGCCTCTTTAATTTCTTTAGTTATTTCCTTTACTTCTTCTTTTGTTATTTCTTGGATCGGGATAACTTCTTCAATAACCTCTTCGGGCTTTGATACTTGTTTGTCCACTCCAGAGCTATCTCCGGTTTGTTCGCCCACATCCATCTTCTTTGTTTCTCCGATTTGAATGGCATCGTCTTCTTTTTTTAAAGCTTCAGCAGGTACTTCTACTTTTATAACCTCTGGCACTATATCACCTGTTGCTTCTGGTTTTGTTAAATCAACCTTTGTTATTTCGTCTTTAGATTGTAGACTTAAGTTTTTAGGTTTTTTCTTTTTAATTTTAAACTCACCTTCTTGCTTGATAGGTTCGCTTGATTTTGTTTCTTCTGACATGATAAAATATTATATAATTATTAAATAGTTAACTAGGCGGCATTATATTTTGTAAACCAAACGTGCCTAGTTGTGATGAATCTCCACCTTCAAAATCCACTGGAGCTGAATCATTTTGTCGTTGATTTATTAATTGACTTTGTTGAGTTCCTTGTAATTTAACTCTTTTATCTTTTCTATCTTCTATTTTGCTCTCTTTTTCAGACTCTACACCCATTTTTATTTGAGCTAATTGTTTTTGATATTCAAACTCTTGAGCCATCAACTGCTGCTTTACAGTCATTTCTGTTTGCATCCTCTGAATTTCAAACTGTGACTTAGCCTGCTCCACTTGAACTTTTGATTCTGTCATAGCTTGGTTTTTTTGAACCTCAGCCATAGCAGCAGCTTCTGTTGTTTTAGCATTGGCTTGTGCTTGCGCTTGAATCATTTGTTGTTGCTGAGCTTGTTCTCTTGCTATCTTCTTCTTTCTCTTCTGCTTAAGTAATTGATTAGCTAGTTTGAGATTTTTGATTTGTCTTATATCTATAGCATCTTCTAGATCAATACCTCCACTTTGTAAAGCTATTTGTATATTTTGTTCTAATTGAGCTTGAGCCTCGTCGTCAGGTTCTAGCTCTAAAAATATACCAAAATCATGTAAGTTAAGTGTTGCGATCTCAGCTAACGTACTAGTGTTAAATAAGGATATACTTTCTATTAAAGCATTTTTAGTTAAAGGAAAAGAAAGCACATCAATCATTTTTAGAGAGATGTTTTCGCATATTCTAAGAGCAATAAACAAACTAGCTTGATTAATATGCTTAGTTGCTATATTAGATTGATTAGCGGCCATCTTTGCTATGCCCACTAAAGCGTCTTTATCTTGCATGCTACCGTCTCTAGCTTCGTTAAGACCTGTCACATCTCTTATCATTTGTAGATAATAATTGTAAGTCATTATTAAGCTTTGTAGCTTAGCGCTTCCCGCTGATGATTGTAATTCTTGAATAGGCACCTTACCTCTATTGAGTTCTCCATCTTGAGTTAAAGATCTACCAACAATAGAACCAGTTTGGAAGTACATGTTTAGTGCTTCTGCTGGGTTATAATTTGTACCGTTACCTAAATCAACTTCGGCCAACCCATCCATATCTAAGAACACACCATCAGGCACCATCCTAGATAAAACTTGTTGCATTTTCAAATGTGTTATTTGAATCATGTCAGCAAAACCTGTTATCTTACTTACTATAGATTCTATTCTACCTTTGTACATTCTAGGCGCACATATCGCGTAATTCATTTCAACTTTAGTGCTGTCAGAATTAGGTCTAGTCATATTTTCAGCAAGTTCCCATTTCAACATTATGTCTGTACCAAGAACTTTTACCCCTGAGTATAAAACCTCTATAGTTCTAGAAACTCTATTATATGTATCAGCAGGAGGTGGATTAAATTCGTCTGTCTTTTGAATAACTTTTTCTAAACCATTCTCTGTATTTTTCAATTTAAACACTTGATTCATATATGTCTTGTATTCAAAATACATAACTTGAACCGTGTTGCTGTCGTAATTACCCCAACCTGTTATATACTGCCTATTACCTGGCATCTCTTGAATTCTTTGAAGTTCTTTTTCCGGTATGTTAGGAAATTGTTTCTTTAATTCAGGTATTGTAATAGATTTAACTTCACCAACGTAATAAACGTCTTCAAAGTTAGGGTCTTCTGTGTAAGAGTATATTAAGTTAGCTGGATCAACATAATCAACAACTATACCGTTTGTTTTATTAAAGCTTGTTTTAGCGCAAGCAATACCACAAACAACTAAATCTTCATTTATTCTTCTCTTTGTTAATGGCCATCTATTACTAGCTAGCGTAGTTGTTATAGCTTCTTCTTCAGCTATTTCAACAGACTGCTTATACGAAAGCTGCATATGCAGCTCTAATTCCTCATTGCTTTGAGGTAGTTGATCATTTGGTATTTTTGACTGCTTAGCGTCAATACCTAAAGCTTGCTTTGCTTGCTGCATTAGCTCTTTAGCATACATATCTTCAGCTATAGCTTCAGCATATTTCGTTCTTTTCTTTACAGATTCTGGATCTTGAGAGTAAGCTTTAATTTCAAACTGCTTGTTGGATATACCGTTTACTACTATATTTACAAATTTAGATATAACAGGAACTGGTTTCCAGTCTAAATTTAAATAAGACAAATCACCATTTATAGATAACTCGTCTTTATATTTTTGAGTTGATTGCTCTCCTCTAGCATAAAGCCTTAGATTATGAAAATTATTCCAACTAGTAAGGTATCTGTTACCGTTTGTTCTACCTTGATTAAACCACTCAGTTTCAATAGCAGAAGCTACTTGAGAGCCGTACTCTCTTGAAGCTTTTTCAGCGTCTGGTACTACCTGACTAGGAAAAGCGCTATTTGAATTAGTATATATTTTCATTTATTCAATTATTTTTGACAATGTACCTTTGTTATTATATCTTTTAAAACCTAAATTGTAAGAAGGTCTTTTGAATGTTGGATTTGGTTTATATTTATTTTTATTACAAGCCATAATAGCTAAGCCTGAGCTTATAGAAGCATCATGAGATGTTCTATTGTTTATATTAAATTTAGCCCAATCTTCAAGAGTTCTTTGAAAATAAACATCGCCATAGTTACCATCATCTTTTAAACCAACGTGATGTTCTATATAAGATTCTATAGCCGCAGCGTGAGCTTGCTTTATATCTTCACTAGAGTTTGGTATTCCACCTATCTCTCTTTCTGTGGTTGATAGTTTACTGTATTTTTTATCTGGCCTATTTATAGAGTAACCTCTATATCCTCTACGTTTAAAGTAATACAACAACCTAGGTTTATTGTTTTCAGCAAGTATTGGCATACCATAAAAAACACAAGCCATCAATACGTCTTCAAAAAATATCTCAGCTGTTTGAGGTCTAGATATATATTCTAGAAAAAAATGATTTGATGGAACGTTATCCATATTAAACTTAGTCAAGCCATGTAAGGCTCCATTAGATCCTCTTCTATCTACAGTTCCAGATATATCGTAACTATCACACCCAAAAGCCCCCATGTAATCATTACCAGGCCATTTAAGTCCGTTTTTACTTATAACACTATTCTGCATCTCAACAGACGGTATCCAGGATACAAAAAATCTACCTTGCTTACTAGGCATAAAGAGAACTTTAGTATCTTTTACTCCGTTAACCCATTGAAAATTACCTTGTGTTATTATTCCGCTATTTTTTAAATCAGCATTCCAATCTACTTGTTGGTATATTTTAGTAAGATTAAATAAAGATGATTTAGCCTCGTCTCTAAACGCGTGCTCTTCCGTTCTTGGAAACTGACGGTAAAATTCGTTTAAACCATCTTGGTCTTCTTTTAAGCCATTTACTTCGTTTTGCCAGTACTCAATTACACCTAGCTTTATATCAGAACCATGAGGATCTTTTACAGCTTTCTTTGGTGTATCGAAGACAGGTACGCCATAAGAATCAATGTATCCTTCGTAGTTCCACTCCATAGGTATGAACAAAGAATATAATCCCGAGCTAGTCTGCCCATTGGCGTTTCTTTTTGTAACATCTGAAGAGTTATATAGTTTTTTAAAATTATCTCCTCCTTTATCTAAAGCGTTTGATGTACTTCCCATCATACACTTACCTATAACTTTACTACCTAATCTTAATGTTGTTTTTGTGACCCTCCAGTTGTTGAGGATGTTGTTCGGCCTTTCCCATTTCCCCGATTCATCGTGGACAAGGAGTTTAAGTTTTTCCCCATCGTAGGAGTTGTCACCGGTATTCTTCCAGTCGATGGTGGTGTCAAGACCGGTAATTTCTTGTACCTTCGTATTGGCGTCAAGCTTTCTACGGGTGAATTTTGACGCGGGTACCCTGTACGCGAGCTCGGTCTTTGGCCTGTCCATACCGTCCTGGATCGGTTTGAANAAGAAGGGATAGTTAACGGAAATTGGTACCACCTTATCTGTGAACATCTTTTTAGCATCGGGACCAGATTTGGACAATATGCCGAACCGTGAATCCGTGGATATTGTAGCAAGGTTGACCGACTCAGCTGAGGACATAAATGAGAATCCTGACCTACGGTTTTTAAGATAACACATTCCATAAGACCTGGCATCTGCTTTGCATGCCTCCCAAAATATGTAGAATAATCTATTTGATTCCCTAAAGTCTGGTTTCCCAACATCAATTTTGGACCACTGCAAGTACATGTAATGAGTACCAGTGATATAAGTAGGAACGTCTTTGTTAATAAACCAAAAACCTTCTTCACGCCTAATAAATTCTTTGTCAATATAGTCATACCATTTTTCTTTAAAACCCAAGGGGTACTCTTCCCAGTCGAATACTGATTTAATTTTCTTTAATTCCTTGGGGTATTCAGAATAATTCCACTTATTGTTTTCGAATTTTACGACTTCATTTTCTTTTGGTAAAGCTATTTTAAGGTTTTGTATTTCATACACTTTTCCTATCTGGCCAGTTTTACTTATTACTATTATATCGTAATCCTCATTGTAACCGTATTCCCATTTCTTATGCTTGTTCTTGTGATTTAAAGTTTTAGAATCAACATAGTTTTTTAATACTTTGTATAAAGTTTGCTCGTACATTACTTAGATCTACCTTCAGCAAAACCCTTAAAAGCTGTTTCTTCTTTAACTTTTTTAGGTTTCTCATTTAACAAGTCTTCTTCTTCCTGTATTCTATTTAATATTTCAAAAGCATCAAATATAGCTAACTTCTTAGTAGCAGCTGCATTTTTTAATCTATCTGCTGATATATCATCGTCAGAATCAACAATAGCCTCTTTAGCTACCTTTATTAACTCCTCAACTGCTACTTGCCCAGCTTGGATTATATTCCTTTTGGTTTTGTTGATCTCCATACTTAATTACAATATCATTTGATTTCATACAATACAATCGCTCTTTGTCTACAATAAAGTCATATTCACCATAAGGCGTGTAGCCTACAGTGTCACCCTCGTTTATTCCTAGAGCCTCTAAAGAGCTATTACCTATTTTAAGTATACCAATAAGTTTTTTCTCTTTACTAACCTCTAAACCATCTTTATCAGCTAGTGGTTTTATAAAACATCTACTATTTATAGAGTTCCATTTGTCTTTTTTCTTATAAAGATATACTTGATCNAGCGCNCAAAANTACAAGCCATCAATAAATGATGATCTACTTTTCTTTTTAACACCTTTCATATCGTAAAACGTACGAAAAACATTGTGATGTATAATTATTAAATCACCTTTACTTATAGGTGTTTTAAACGCTTTAGGAATCTCTACAACCTCAGCAATATTATTAACAAACTTAAAGCTTTCTATTTTAGTATTAAGTATTATTTTTTTATCACCTATTTCTATTTCGTTGTCGTATTCGTTTCCAACCGGTCTAACTATAAAGTCGTATAAGCTTTTCATCAGTATTCTAAATCGTACTCAACGGATATTGCCATGTTAGAATTGAACTTCTTCCACGGCAATACATCGTTGTTTTTCTTTATGTGTATATTATAAGAATTATCTGAGTCTTCAAAAAGTATATGTGATATTTCGTGACCACCGTATACTTGTTGACCTACAGAATAATGCATAGCATCGTTTTTGTAGTCAGACCCAATACTAATCTTTCTAATATTATTTGTCATCTTCTTGCTCGATGTCTGTATAAGAACCGTCTTTCAAATCTATATTGACTTGACCATACTGCTCTTCTAACTCTTTCTTTGTTTCGTCTATCTTTGCAGTTACTTCTTTAATAGCTGCATGCGTATTTAGCTTTTGCACATCTAACAAACCTATATGTCTCAACAAATCATTCATCTTTGCTTGTTGCTCAGTTACAGTTTTTAATTGCTCTTCTGTAATCTTATTTACTTTCATTTCTTTTACTTTACTCATAATTTAACTTAATTTAATTGTTCTTTTTAATAATCTAATTCCACCTAAAGCCCATATAGCTAAAAATAAATATGGAAGACATGTAAATGTCATGTCCCATGAATATTTTTGTGTATTTGGATTCTCGTTTAGCATATAAGCTAAAAAATAATACCCAGGCACTAACAACACGTATATCACTAGTTTTAAATATTTCATTTTATTTTATTTAATTAATACTCTTACTATTTATTATTACTTATAGATTTGAACTTTTCCACACCTCGTGATCCAAAATAAGCTATATAAACAGTTGTAAGTAACTGTTTTAATAATGCAATCCACTCTTGTTCTACCGTAAAAGATATCTCATGATGACTATCAACCCATATAAGAGCTATAGCCATAAAGGATAAAAATATTAAAGCCATAGGTCGTGTGTTTTTAGAAAGCCATGAATCTGATTTCATGTCGCTCTCCCAACGCCTTGTTATTTGACTCTCTGCCTCTGCATTAGCTTTATCCATTATTTCTTGGATTTGCTTTTTAATTAGCAGTTTTTCCTCTTTGGTGGTTGTAAGCTTATCGATGACGTCACCAACTTCCTTGATAACGCCACCTGTAAGCCATTGAATTATTTTTTTCAATTAAAATTTACTTCTTAAGTAAGATAAACCTCTACCGAACATAGTACCATCTTGATTTGCATCGTTAAATACGGTATCTCCATCACCCACTGGTACACCTGTTCTTGAATCACTTACGTATCCAGTTTTAACAGTTGGTGTTGAGATTTTTTTATCAGGAGCAAAGAAATTAGCTCCAATTTTAGTTTCTCCATATCTATTAACAGATCCAGCTGAACCTCCAGTTCTCCTAACTTGATTTAAGTGATCTCCAGGCCAAGTATCATCAGATCCAGTGCTATCAAAAACCATGCTGTTAGCAAATTTACCAACTGGACCTAAGTCGCTATGTACGGGATCGTGAGTAATAGTTAGATTGTTAGTCGCTTTTTTTCCTACCAAAGATTTTTTACCCATACCACCTGAGTCTGGGTTTAAACCATAAGACCCACTAGTTTTGTGAGTGTGTGCTTCGTCATCACGTCCATGTCCTTTATCAGCTGGACCGTGCTTCATGTATCTAGCAGCGCCTCCGTTAGTCATGATGTCTTGAACTCTAGCAGCTCCTTTTTGATAGCCGTTTTTTCTTGCTGGACCATCAAAAGATTGAGTGTAACCCATTCTTGAAGCTCCGTGTGGGTGATCGTGAGATCCTTTTTCTACGCTATATTTAGCCGCACCTTTTTGGTTTGCCGCTAACTCCTTTGCTGGAGCGCTTGATTTTTTAGCAGAATAACTTCCACCGTCTTGATTTGTTTTCATTTTTGCCATTGTTATTTTTTTTAACTTGTTTGCTTTATTTTTTTTTCTGCCGCGTACGCATCTTTTTCCCAAGGACCTTTACCGGCTTGCATTACTGAATAATCGTACTTTTTTCCTTTAAACATTACTTTACCAGCTCCTTTAGAATCAACCTCGTAGTCTAATCCAGTACCTGGATTTTTTATCTCGTTTTTATATTGATCAACGTGGACTTGCTCATGAGCTAAAGTTTTTTCTATTTCTACTGGATCTTTTAAATCCTCATTTAAAATAATAGCTCCGTTCTTAGGTGTTCTAGCAAATACAGGATCTTCCCCCATATCTCTTTCGAACACAGATGTACTCATTTTGTTTAAATCAAACGGAGGGTTAATTCTAAATGCCATATTATCTTCTGTAAGGAAACTTTTCGTTAAACCATTCTTGTCTATTATTACAACCACAGTTAATGTTAAGACCATCAGACACTTTGTCTACGATAGTCTTAACACCTGTTTTCTGTGTGAATTTAGCAATGCTGTCGCCAAGTCCTCTAGATTTCACCTACTATAGAGTTGAATCAGAACTAAATACAGCGCTTGACCAGTACATTTGATTGCTAGATGGTAATCCAGCTCCGTCTTTACCTAACTGGCAAGAAGCAGCTACACCACCAGGGTTAGCTGTTAAAGCTTTTATAATAGATTGAGAAGGCATGTTAGCAGGTACAGTAATTGCAACTGGTTCATCAGCGTTAGCTGGAGTAGCAAGTCCAATAGGACTTTTTGAAACTTGAAGAGTAAGTATTCTTCCACCAATAGTTGAAGCTAGATCACCAGCTATGTATCCTGCTGGAGCTAATCCTACAATTCCTTTTAATGTTACTATTACACTGTAGTTTCCTGCATTTACAACATCTCCTACGTTTTCAATGTCATCAACGTTTACTAATACATCTCTAGAATAATCTCCTCCAGCTGCCAAAGCAGCGTCGCTGTTTGTGATTTTAAATTTTACAAATTTTGCCATAATTTTTGTTTTTGTTTTTGTTTTTGTTTTTGTTTTTGTTTTATGTGATTTATCAGTTTACTCTGTTTGTTTTAATGATGTTTTTCATCATATTTAAGATCTCCAGCTAATTTTGAAATATGTTTTTCATCAGCAGTCATATCTATATCACTGTGACCATGTTTGTTATCATAATCAATATCTTCTTTTAGATATTTCATGTGATGCATGTCGTCAGCTCTTGTGGCTTTATAATCGTGTTGTGTTACTCTAGTGTGCCTGTGATAGTTACCAGAGTATTGTCCTGTGTATCCTTTTTTTGTATCCATATCTTATCTACCTACTACAAAGTCACTTACTGTTATACCTGTTCCTGCAACTGCTGTTACATAATCTACAGCCACAGGAAGTATAGTTCCTGATTGTAAACCTTCAAATGTTATAGCTTGAGACGGTGCTGGTGCCCCTCCTGTTGCTGATACTACTCCTGATAATATTACAGTTATTGTTGCATCACCAGCTGTACCCATGTCTCC